GAGCGGGACATATGAAAAAGAAAATCACGTTCCCGGACTGGACAAGCCCGGCGGCGGTGACGATCACCCGCGGCGGGACAAAGGACAAGCCCCGCGCCGCATGGCGTGAGTACACACAGGACCCGGCGGAATGGCTTTCACTCCGCGTAACGTTGGAAATCGCAGGGGGTTCGGTCCTCTTTGAAACGTTCGACAGCAAAGAGGAAGAGGAAGCCGCGCGGTTGGAAGCGAACCGGCGCGCCGCATGGCGGAACGCCCTTGCATTTGCCGAACAGTTGTGGCGCGGTGCGCCACATCACGAATACGTCGTTTCGTTCAGGCCGGAAAACCCGAACGTCGGCCCGGAAGCGGTTTGCATTTACCGGCGCTTGTTCCCTTATTCGGCGGAACGGGGGTGCGCTGTATGAGCGTTTGCCGTCGGTGCGGGCAGGAAATCGAATGGATAACGACCGCCGCGGGCCGCGCAATACCGTTCGACCCGGAACCCGTGTTTGTGATCGAGGGCGGCGGGCGGGACACGTTCACGGACGACAGCGGCGCGCCCATTGTGGGCCGCGTCGCCTGCCCGGAAGAGGAATCGCCGGAACTGCCCGTTGCCTTTGTTCCGCATTGGAAAACGTGCGGGAGGGGGTGAGAACGTGACGCGTCAATTCTGCTTGCCCTGTTTCCTTGAACTGAAAAAGGCGGGGAAACACAACATTCAGCGCGTCGGCGGCGGGGTCAATATGAAGATCACTTGCTGGCGGTGCAAGCGCCGCCGGTACGGGGCCGAATATGAGATTTCGCGGAAAGTAGGTGCAGGCCGTGACGGGGGTTGAACTGAAAGCGGCTTTGCTTGAGGAATGCCCGGTATCTTATGCCGGTATCACCTATCAGAAAGTAACCGCGCTGATCTATCGCAAGGCCGGGAAAGGCACGCGCATTCAGATTTCGGGGGAACTGCTGGACCGAAACGGGCGCGCCGTCGTGATTGCCACGGCGGAAAAAATCGAAAGGGGGACAAGCAATGCCTAAATATGAATTTGTCGCCGTCGATTTCGACGGGACACTTTGCGCCGACGCATTCCCGGAAGTGGGAGCGCCGAACCGCGCCGTCATTGGCTACGTGAAGCGGCTGGCGGCGGACGGGTCAAAGATCATCCTTTACACCAGCCGGGAGAACGGAACCCGGAAACTGCTTGACGAAGCGGTGGCGTTCTGCAAGGCGCAGGAAATCCCGCTGTATGCGGTCAATGAGAATCCGGGGAACCCGCACGCCGCGAAAATCGGGTTGAAGCCCTCCGACGGGCGCAAGCTGTACGCCGATCTTTACATAGACGACAGGGCGATCAACCCGGCGGAAGTCGAAACGGCGGCGGAGTACAGGAAGCCGCCAGCGTTTGTACCGCCCCCGGAAGCTATCGCCGCGGACGACCGCTGGCAAGAGATCATGAAGCAGGCGGAGCAATGCGGGTTCATTCTGCAAGCGGCGGCGGGGACCGCGATTCTTGCGACGAACCGGGTTCAGGCGGCGGAAATGGGGGCCACAAGGTACGCGGATATTCAGCGCATGCACGGACGTTGCCCGCAGGAAATCGGCTTGCCCGGTTGCCTTGACAGCTTAACGGGGAAGCCGGGGTGCGCCGGGGACCGTTGCGAATTGTGGAAGCGGAGGAAAGACCATGCCGACACCTGACACGATCACCCGCGGAGCGGGACAAGCCCGGCGGAACGCCGCCCGGCTGATTCTGACCGTTGCGAAATATACCGGCCTGACCATTGCGGGAATCATCCTGTTTCGAGCGGGTGCGGCCTATGCCCTGACAGAACGCGGCTATTCGGCGGTGGGCGGTGAAGCCGTCGCACTATTGCTTCCGGTCCTTTGGTATTTGATTTCGCAGACGGTCCGGGACTTCACAAAAGACGCGAAAAACGGCTATTTGCCGGATTATAAGGAGGAAAACGAACCATGAAGAAACTTGCAGACTTGAAACAGGGCGGATATTTCTTTTACGGCGGCGTTCAATGGGTGGTGCTGGAGAACGACGAAAAGATCGGCGCGACGCTGGCCATTGCCGCCGAACCCGTGTTCAACCGGGCGTTCGACGAAGAGAACCGGAACGACTGGCGCGTTTCGTCCTTGCGCCGGGAGTTGAACGGCCCGTTCTTTGACGCGCTGATTGCGGAGGGCGCGAACCGGGCGGCTTTCCTTGATTGGGAAAGCGACCTGACCGCCGACAACGGAATGACCGACTACGGGACCGCGACCGACAAAATCGCCTTGCTGTCCGACGGCCTTTACCGGAAGTACCGGCAGTTTATCCCCCTTGTGGACGATTGGTGCTGGACCCTGACCCCGTGGACCTGTAACCCGTCGAATTCGTACAGCGTCCGCAACGTCCATTCCTCCGGCGAGTCGCACAACGGCAGCGCGTGCGACGGCAGCAGGGGCGCGCGCCCGCTTTGCTATCTGGAATCCTCTATCTTTGTATCTGTCCCCTATGACGATGAAACCGCGGACCCCCGCGCCGACATGATCGAGGAAGCCCGCGACGCGGTGCTGGAAACGCTGAACAGCTACCCCGCGGACGTTTGGGGCGACGTTATCGCCGCCGCGGTTGCTTCCCTCTTCCAGTGGAAGCAGGACGCGGAGGACACCGCAAAGGAGGAAGCCGCGACGCGGGCGCTGAACAACACGCCCGGCGATCAGGGCGGGAACGACAACGCGGCGGCGGAGGGCTGAAAGCCCCCGCCCCGCCGCCGAAAAACTGCATAAGAAAACCGCCCCGCGCCCGTTGTGCGAAAACAGGTGCGAAGCGGAATCCGCCGGTAAAAACACAGCTTATCAACCTATAATTAAGTATAGCAGAAACCGGCGGAAAAGTCAAGGAAAAGCGCCGTTTTTATGCGGCGTGGCGGGCTTGTAATGGGTATTATCGTTCCGGCAAAGCCTGTCACGTTCTCCACAGGAAAACCGGGGCAGGATTGCGGGCCGGTCCCGCTCCATCCACCGCCCTACTGACAACGGAATTTGCTGGAAGCACAGAACACGCCCGCTTCATCATCCCACAGAAAGAGGGTGAAGCATGGTGCGAAGCTTTATCAGGGAAAAGAAAATCTATTGCGGCGATCATTACAGGGAGGTTGATATATTCACCTATACCACAGCGCAAAAGACCGCCGCCAGCCGCGGGAAGCGGTCAAAAAAGGTTCAGGAATCGGAGCCGAAACAAAAGAACCTGAATGACAAGAACGCCCGCCGCTATTTCGTCCAGTTGGGGAACCTGAATTTCGGGGACGACCCGGAAGCGTTGCACGTGTCCGCTACATACTCCGCGAAATATCTTCCGCGGACCGTGGAAGCCGCGGAAAAGGAAGTTTCAAACTTTCTCCGCCGGGTGGCATACGCCCGGAAAAAAGCCGGGTTGCCGCCCCTGAAATATATCCTTGTCACAGCCTACACAACGCCGCGGAACGGCGGAAAGCCGACCCGGATTCATCACCATATTGTCATGAATGGCGGGCTTGATCGTGACGTTGTGGAAGAGTTGTGGCGCAAGAGGAAGCGCAAGGGCCAGAAAAAGGGCGACCGAATAGGGTATTGCAACGCGGACCGCCTGCAAGCAGACGAAAACGGTATTGCCGCCCTTTGCACTTACCTTGTGAAGCAGGCCGGGGGCAAAAAGCGGTGGTCCTCTTCCCATAACTTGAAGAAGCCGACCAGCCGGGCGAACGACGGGAAGTACAACCGGCGGCAGATCGAGAAATGGGCGAAAGAGAAACCGGGCCGCGCCTTTTGGGAAAAGAAATATCCGGGCTGGACCCTGACCGACGATGATTACGGGGTTCAGTACGAATACAACGAACACACGGGCTGGGCTATCTACCTGAAATTGAGGAAACGGGAATAGAAAGGGGTTCAGATCATGGGAAAACCTTACCGGGAATGCCAGTATTGCGGCGCGCATTTGGACGCGGGCGAAATTTGCGATTGCGGGGAGCGGGAAAGAGAGCGCCCGGCGGCGGTAGACCCGCGGAGAATGCGGCTGGTGGCGATTTGCCGGGAGGTTGACCCGGAAACCGGAAACGTCGCCGTCTATCAGGTGGGAGAGGAAATGAACGACCGGACGATTTCGTTCTTGCAGAATTGGGCGCGGAACAACCCAGGATTCCGGCATTTCACCCTTGCTTCCACCCGATGGGAGCGGTTCGGGGAGGTTATCGCCGGAATTTTGAAGCGCCGGACGGTCACAGCCGCGGACGTGGACAGAATCGGCGGGATTGTGGAATTGCGGTAGGGGGTGAGAATGTGCGCGTCGGCCTGCATGACGCGGAACGGGACTATTTGAAGCACAAGAGATTCCCGAACTATGCCTTGATGAAGATTTCAGCCTATCACAAGGCCAGCGGCGATTCCGTCGAATGGTGGGACCCGATCACAAGTCACACGTTCGACGCGATCTATTCAAGCAAGGTTTTTGATTTCACGCCGGAAAACCCGTATTTGCCGCCGTCGGCTATCCGCGGCGGGACCGGGTATGCAGATATTCCGATCAATCAGACATTGCCGCCGGAAATTGACGCGGCCTTTCCTGATTACAGCATATACCCGGAATGCGATTACGCTATTGGGTACATAACCCGCGGTTGTCCGAATAATTGCCCGTGGTGCGTAGTCCCGGCGAAAGAGGGTCAAATAAAGCCTTACAGGGCATGGGAAGAGATCGTGCGCCCGGACACAAAAAAGCTGGTCCTAATGGACAATAACATTCTTGCTTCCGAATACGGGATTTCACAGCTTGAAAGCCTGATCGGGACCGGCTACGAAATAGACCTAAATCAAGGCATGGACGCGCGGCTGGTTACTGACCGCATAGCGGGGATTCTTGCCCGGTTGAAGTGGATTCGGTTTATTCGCTTTTCGTGCGATCAGATACCGCAGATTGAAGCTATCGAGCGGGCCGCGGAACTGCTGGAGAAGCACGGGAAAAAGCCCTATAACCTGTTTATTTATCTGCTTGTGACAAAGGACCTTGAAAACGCCGCATACCGCGTCGAGCGGTTGAAGTGCCTAAAGGGTATCAGCATTTACGCGCAGGCGGAGCGGAACGACCGGAAAGGCATAGTCCCGAACGCGCTTCAAAAGGAATTCGCCCAGCGGTTTATTTACGGGCGGTGCTACCTGAAAGAAAGCTGGGGCGAATACCTGACCCGGCACAAAGAAAAGAGGTTGCGAACATGAACGATCAGGAACAGGAATTGCGGGAAATGTACCGCGCGGCGGCGGTTATCAAGGAAATTTGCAACCGCCGGACAGAGGACGACGCGTGCCACAAATGCCCGTTTTACGCTATGTGTTGCGGGGAGCCGTATTCG